ATACCTCTATTGTTTCCTGATATTAAATGTTCTCTTACATCAAAGTCAGGATTAGATAAAACATAATCTCCTGATTCGTCAAATGTTCTACGAGCAAGTGTATCTTCTAATACAGCATATTCTGTACTTCTTACAATAGATTTTATATCACCATTTTCTACTCTGGCAATTTCGTAAAAATTTTCATCTTCTGTAGATGCTAAAGTTTTTTTAGCTAAAGATAATACAATTTTAAATCTATGAGCGCCAGGTGCATTTACATTTGATGAACCCGCTGCGTTATCGTTTAAACTTGAATCATCATTTGGAGTTACAAAAGATTCTGTAACTGTAAAACCTATTCTATACGTTGGTGTATTTGTATATTTGTCTAAAATTAAAGTTGTAGTATCTACTTGTACAAAAAAACCATTTATATAATAAACACCTGATTGAACACCAGCGGCAGATCCTGTAGCAGTTGTATCAACAGTTGCTGATAATGCAACACTATCACTATTTGTACCTGTGATAGTTTCGCCATCAGTAAAAACTAAAGATGTATTATTTGTACCTGTTTTATTATATTTAACATAAATTGTATCAGGATCAGTACCATCGGTTGCAACTGTGTTTATAATTTCAGCTGTAATACCTGAAGTACCACCTGTTAATATTGTACCGTTTGTAAATTGTGATAATGTATTACCACTTCCTAAACTTGTTAATTTTACTGCTGTGTAATTTGTGTCAATAGAAACTTGACCAGGAATAACCATCGCACCTTGTTTGAATAGGTGATCGCCAACTCTTTCAATTTGGTTTTGTAGAATTGTTTGTGCTTGTGTTAATTCTCTCGCTTGAACTGCAAATGACGGTCTAAAAAGTATTCTATGAAACTTCTTACTTTCCGTAAAGTCATCATAATAAGGCGAGAGGTTAAAGTCTGTTGGACTTGGCATTTATTTCCCTCTAAAATTCAATAATTAATTTAACGTTTTCAGTTTGATCTGATGCTCTTGTTATTGGTGATCTATTTTCAACATAAATTACATCACCTGTGTCTGCATCAATTTCGCCTGCGTTGTAACCAGAAGTAAATGAAATATTATCTACTGTGGTAGTTGAGCTAGATGGAGTTGCAGTTGCACCTGACGATTGTCCAGTAATAGTATTTGTTCCTGAAAACGCTGTTAAGTTACCATTGCTATCAACACCAGCATCATTGAATTTTGTTTGAATGTAGTATAGAATGTTATTTGAACTATCCCACTCTACAACTTTTCCAACTGCTCCAGTTGTTGCTTGATTGATTTCTTCATCTGCTGTAAATGTACCAGATGGTGAAGTAACTAATACTGCTTTTGTTCCTCTAAGTGTCGTAACGCTAGCAGCAGATCCACCTGAATTAGGGTCTCTTACTAATGCAACACGTCTAAAATCATTTGCTGTAGTAAAGTCACCAGAGTTTGATGCTTCACTTGCTTCAAAGTTTGTATTCATCATAACATAGTAACCACCTAATTCTTTAATTGCATTATATCCGTGTCCACCTTTTGGTTCAATGATACAATCTAATTCTGTACCAGATAATCCTGTAGCACCTGCTGTTATAATATCGGCAACTCTAATGTAACCAAAGGTATAACCTGTACCAGCATTTGTAACTGTTACTGCTGTAACTGCACCTGAGGATACTGTCACAGAAACTGTTCCGCTTGATCCGTCACCTCTAATTGTAATACCAGTGTGAGTACCATCAGTACCACCTGTACCTGCAGTTTTAATTTTTACAATATTAATTGCTCCATCAACAGCTGCTGAACTTACTGTAGAGTTTGTTGCAACTGCCATAAAGTCTGTTGATAAAAAATTTGTTTGTTGAGACGCAGATAATGTGTACATATATTTCCATTTATATCCATCTCCTGTTGTTAAGATAGATGTAGATGTTCCAGTTGGTTCAACTGTTGAAGCTGCGTTAGAATTGTTATCTAAGCATTTGTAAACATTATATGTACTTGATACAACGTAAAATGTTGCATCCCATATTGTAGATGCTCCACTATTTGCTGTTTGAGTTGTTGTTGTACCTGTAATTCTATTTCCGTAATCGTGTCTATAATAATCATAGACTGTACCTGTTGTCCAATTTCTTCTTGGTATAACGTAAGATATATCTGAAGACGTTACTTTCTTCGCAGCAAGAAAGTCATCAAAGTATGAAAATTCATCTTGTATTGAATCAACTGGTGTTAATGGTGATGTGTCAGAACCTTGGTTCTCTGTTCGACTGTCACCTCTTGTTAAGGTGCCGAACGCCTGTGGTCTACCAATACCTAAGTAATAGACATTTGGTGAAGCCTCAGTGAAAGATTCCACAAATTGTTCTGCGTTATGGATTCTAAATTTGTTTGTTATAATCGCTGGCATATTTTCCTCTTATTTAATTATATTTATACATCTTTTTAATAACTTATACTAATTTCGGTTGGATAAGTTAAATAAGTTTTTAAATTGTTATTGTTATAATCTTGTATTTGAACACTCGTTCCGTTAATGGTACTATTTGTTCCTATAATTCTATGATCTGCCCAATTTAATAGTTGCATACCTTGTATATATGAAGCTACAGTGGAGTCATTTCCTACGGTACCTGATTGTACATTAGGGTGATTTGGACTAAACATATTGTCGGTTCCAAAAGGGTTTTGATAGATATTCAATGTTTTCATACGTGGTCCACAATAAGCGTAACCGTATTTGTACTCATCACCTCGAATAGTAATCTTAGCTATACTAGGGAAAGCTATTGTTAATTTTCTAACTAAAGTTATATCTCTAGTATTTGGTGAGAAGAAGTCTGTTGTACTTGTATCAAATAATGGGTCTAAACCTACTTGAGGAGAAACGTTTAATGTAGTACCATCGTCCTCCGTTCCTAATCTTCTACCAAATATAGTAGAGAATAAAGTATTAAGAATTAACGCAGGTCCTTGATAACCTATAGATGAGTTTAATCCTGTTATATTTTGTAATTGTACATTGACTTGGGTTTGTAAGTTAACTTGACCTGTAAAGTAAAAACCTGCAGAGTGAACAGTCTTTTTAAAGCTATCTCTCCAGTCATTAATTGTACGACCTACTTTGATAACATATGAAAAGTCCTGATAGTATAAACTATCTTGTATTCTCATTGTTGTTTCTGATACCCAACCATCTTGGTTAATAAACGCACCATCAGTATCAGCGGTTGCTCCTATTGTAACTGTTGCTGTCGCTAAGTCATTTTTTGCTATTGTTGCTACAGCACCACCATCTGATGTAATAGTTGTTTCTTCAGCGAATTGACCTGTTGGACCAGAAACTTTTAAAACGTTTGTAGCAGCATTATAAGAAACTACTGTTGCTGTTACAACTGATGATGATACATCTAAACCTGTAATAGTTTCTCCAGCTAAAAAAGAACCTGATATATTTTTTATTATTGCATAACTTGGTAATGCTAATGTTGGAGGAGAAGGAGATTGTTGATACTCTGCTCCTGACTCAACAATTTTTAAACTAAGAACTCTTCCAATTTGATTACCATAAGCGTGAACACTTGCTCCTGAACCTCCACTATCTGTTGATACTGATACTGTAGGAAGTGAAAGATAATTAGAACCATTATTGATAATTCTTATATCTGTAATATCACCTGAACCTGTTCCACTTTCTTGTACAAGTTTATTTCCAGTATATACATCACCTCTTACTGTTTCATCTTCTAAAACAATATGATCGTCCACAATAGATGTTGATTCTTCCTGTGTAAATCCTCCATTAACAATTGAAACTTTTGCTGAAGCAGAACCACCACCAGTTCCTGTATTTGTAAAAATTATGTCATCACCAATAGAATAACCTGAACCACTATTGTCAATTACAAACTCCGTAATACCACCACGACCTACAGCATCAACTTGTATAATTGAACCTTGACCACCACCAGTAATACTAATTGTATCACCCTCATTGTAAAGTGTTCCATCATTACTTACAGTTGTTGTTGAAGGAATACCTGTAATAGTTGCTTTGATGAAAATATCATCATCATCTGTTTGTGTTCCTTGTATTGTTTCACTTGTTTGAAAAGTACCTGATATTGTTTCTCCATTTAAAATAAATTCTGTAACTTCATTAGCACCAATTTGAAATTTAAATACGTTTTCTACAATCGCAGTTGCTTTAGAAGTTTCACCTGTAATTGTACGACCAATTAAATCTGCAGTATCGCCTGTTGTCGCAATAGCTCTTAAAATTTTTTGAGTGTCCCAATTACCATCAGATGCTCTTAATAAGTTTTCTCTTGGAAAGATAGTTTCACTTTCTAATCCAAAAAGTAATTTAAAAAATACTTCGTGTCCTTTACTTGTACCTTTTGATCTATATAAAGATTTAATGTTTTTAATTAATTTTCTTTTATCAATACCACTACTTAAAGTTTCAGGTAAAGTATTTAAAAACTCATTTCTAAATTTAGTTAAGAAGTTTGAAATCGCTTTGTCAGGGTCTCTAAAATTTAATAACTCTTGTATATTTGTTACAGGATTTGGTTTGTAATTATTAATTGTAGCACTTGCGTTAGAAGAAGCACCTAATACTGTTTCACCTATAATAAACTTATCTTGTGATGAAATAAACAAATGACCATTATCCAAATCTTCACCAACTACTGTTGCAGTTGCGTTTGATGTTTGGCCAGTAATTATTTCACCATTTGTAAATTTGCCATATGTTGAACTTTCTAATAATATTTTATCACCCGTATCAACTTGGGTTCTTTCTGAACCTAAACGAGATGCATCTAATAATAAAGAGTTTGTTTGAGCAGTTTCTGTTTCTAATTGAATACCATCAGTCGTTTGAATAGAAGTAACAACTAACTCCGCAGACTCCATAAACGTATAGTACGTTTTGATGAACTCTAAAAATTTTGGGTGTTGTTCTAATACGAACTCTGGCGCCTGTTGATTTATCAGGTTTGATATTTTGTCGTAGAACTTAGCCATTTAATTAAGTCCCGTAGCTTGATGTGGTAGTGTAACCAACTCCTGCATCAGCAGAACCACCTACAAAAGTATCAGCTTCAACTGTGATTGAAGAATTAGCTGTATCAATTGAAAGTATCTGATCTCTTACAGGAACTATATCATTTGAATTTGGTTGTACAGTTAATTCAATAACTGTTGATGAACTACCTCTTATATTTTCTATTGAAGAAATATTTAAAGAGTTAATAGTAATTTGTCCTGTTGTATAACTTATTGTTCCTTGAGTATTATTTACATATGTTCTTACGCCAGATACAAGATAATATCTTCTTACATTACCTGAACCATCATCATCTAAGTAATAAACATTTGTTGTATCACCAGTAACTTTAAAACCAGAAGAAGTTAAAACGCCACCTACATTTGTTTTATGTCCAACGTGTGGATTGTATATTGCGTTTCTAAAATAAATGTCATATCTTGTAGAAGATGCTAAAGTTGGTGTAAATGTTTTTCTAATTCTTAATGTAGTGATGTTAGATAAAATTGAAGTATCTGTATCATCTATTAATTCTACAACTTTAGAATATCTAAACATACTATCAAATTTTTGAAGTGTGTTTGTGTTGTAAGAATTTAAACTTGTAATTACATCTGATTTTAAAGTATCAGCACTTTTTGTTGTTGCCTTCTCATCATATTTTACATTTGAAGTTAAAATAATGCTTGTAGTTTCAGGATCAACAATCTCAGGTCTTACTGAAGCAACGTTATATTTTTTTAATTGAGTTACAATAGATGTTTTAGTTGCGTCTGTTAAAGTAGAACCTGATGCTGCTTTAATCGCAATCTTAACTACACCGTAAACAGGTGTTTCGTCATCTTCTCCACCCCACGCTGAAACTGATTGAGCATTAGGATATAATTCTAACACTTTTGTTTCATAATCAGAAGTAGTAACAGCTCTATCTTGTGCTGCATATTGTAATGGTGCGTTATATCTTATTGACTCTTTTGATTGAGCCTCTGCGCCACCTTGAGCATTTGATTTAGTTGTAAGAGTAACATTTGTAAATCCATCTATGTTACCTGAAAGAGTAAATGTAGATGCACCATTGGCTTCTGTTTTGTTAGTAACAATATATTCTAAAATTACTATGTTACCATCAGATAATGATTGACCAATTGTTCCATCACCAAAATAAATTTCAAATTTACCATCTTCACCTTCTTGTAAAAAATAAACTTTTGATGTAGTACCTAATTCAGTAATACCTGTTGCTAAAGTATATGTTGATGCTGTTGTATCTACAGCTGAATTTTGTACTGTAACTTTTAAAGTAGATGTGTCAGCATTTATACTTGGTATAATAAATCTTTGATCTGGATCAGAACTATCTACTGTATATTTAAATGTAACTAAAGTACCTTCGTAAATAGAAATATTTGAAAAACGATATACACCTGAACTTGGTGTAATAGTATGAGCAGCATTTGTTACAAATTGATAAGATGTTCCATCAACCGAAGTTGTGAACACAGTTCCTTTTGACATTGTAATGGAAGTACCCGTACCATTGTTTACTAAAATATCAATTGATGCTGTAGGTGCTTTTGCTGATGTTGGAGTATAACCTAACATCTTTGCTAATGACACAATATTTTTTCTTATGTCAGCACTATCTAAGTACATTTCATTTGCTAACATATTAGCATTGAAACCTAAGTAGTGTGTATTGTATGCAAGTAAATCTAATAGAACAGCAAAACCAGAACCTTCAAAATCATAATCTTGGAATTGTGTTTGATTTTGTAAAAATGTTTTTAGATTACTTTTTATATTATCAAAATCTAATTCTGATACTTCTAATTTATTACTTGCCATTTTATCTTAATCTTTCTAAAAATGTTTCTACTGTTACAGGTAACGATATACCAATAACATAAAAGCTAATTTGAACTTGATACCTGTTTCTATCAATATCAGGATTAGCTAAAATTTGAACTAACTTAATTCTTGGTTCAAAATTATTTAAAACTTCTTCAATCTTTCTTTGTAAGTTTAGAGCAGTTAAAGGTGTAACAGGTTCAAATAAAAGTGCTCTAACATTACCACCTATCTCAGGGTGAAATGGTCTTTCGAAGTGATTAGTTTGTATTAAATTTCTAACACTTCTTTTTACTGCCTCTACGTCTGTTAATTTATTAACATCATTGGTCACAGCATTTCTACCAAAATCTAAATCTAAATCTTTATAGAGTCTAGTTGATCTCTTACTATTATTAGATGTAAACTCTGTACTGTAACTTGGCATAGTAGTAATATTTATACACTATCCAACAAAGATATTTGAAGAACCACTAGTCATTGCGCCACTATCTGTACTATCACCAATTCTTGCTACAAACGCCCCAGCAACCCTTACAGTTGAAGATCCAGCGTTAACATATCTTACGTGTGGTGGACAGGGAGGGTTAGGTGGCGCAGCGTGAGATACTGTTGGATCACCTACCCTCGCTATCAATATACCGTTTGCTCTTACTGTCGATTGTCCTGGTGTATCTAAAGTAGTTGTTGTGGCACATATGTGACCTGTACTTAAACTATCACCTTCTCGACAGATTGCTGGCATTTATCTTCCTTGTCCTCGGTTTAATTTAAAACTTCGTCTTTTATCTTTGTTCATTGTTGAATAACTTATTCTAACAGCGTTATTTCCGATAGTTGTTTTCTTTTTTACACCTTGAATATGTAAACTTATGCCTGTGCTTGATTTTCTTGCCATTACTTACCTAATTTCTTCTTTCTTCCCCAAGGTAATTTGATAGTTTCAATTATTTCTTTACCTTTTTTACTAATGTATTCAACAGAAATGAATTTATCCTTAAAATCTGCTTGAATAGCCTTTACTGCTGTCTTTAAACTTAACTTTTCGACTTCTTTTTCATCACCTTTTTCATTCCAAAACAAAAATTTTCTCATTTTACTCATTTTATCTATGCTCCATTAAATAAATCTTCATTTATTTCAGTTTTTTCTTCTTTTTCTTCGTGTCGACAGTATGTACAACACAAAGTTTCTTCCTTTTCACCATAATCTTGTAAACAATACCCTTTACAGTGGCATTTGTGACCGCAATTTTGGCAATAAATCATTTTCTTATCCTTTTTTTCTATATTTATCTTAAAAATTACAACTCGCTGTAGCTGTTGGTGTTCCGTTTTTTACAAAATCAACAATTTTTTCTTCTGTATTCATTTTTTTGTTAATTGATTCGCTTTTTCCGTTTGATTCTATGTCAATTTTAGGTAAAATTTTACAATTTTGTAAGTTTTTTACACAACCAGAACAAAACAAGAACAAAAATGTTAAAAAAGTCACTAAAATTAAGGGTTTTTTATGCATATTTTTTGGTTTTACCTATTGACAAATGTATTTATTCCCTATATTATATACGTATATGAAAAAGAAAAACACTATAAAACAAAAAAACAGTAAAAATGATGTAGATACAAACATCTACGCTTTAGTATTACAAAAAGATAACTCGCTTAAAAGAGTTTTGATAAGTGATTTTAATAAAAAAAGTAAATAGGAGGAAAAAACACTATGAAAAAAATATATGAAAAATTAACAATGGTATTTTTTATGATAGGATTAATATTATTAGTTTCTGCTGCTGGTAATATTGAATTAGATTATACAAAGACAGGTGTACTGTGTATGATATTTGGTATAATCAGTATGATGTTGTGTTTAGTATGTCAACAAAAACAAAACATCATTGATAGTAAAAAATATGAATCAACTTACAAATATTATATGAAAAACACAAAACAATAATTGGAGGACTATATTATGTACGTATCAAAAACAGCAGATAATTTAAAAGACGGTATCAAAAATATGATGGAAGTAGCTAAGGCAGATTATGTTAAATGGTCTGTTAAAAGCGATGGTAGTCAATCACCATATGCACAAGAACAAATACAGAAGTGGGACTCAAATACAAAAATTACCGAAGGTAAAAAATATATTAAAGTCGTACAAGAAAATGGTGTGTTTTGTTTTGTAATGAAAGAAGACGAAGGTAGATTTAAAAAGGGAGATATATTAAAAGCCGCTGGTTGGGCTAAACCCGCATTAAACTCACCAAGAGGAAATGTATTAACTGGTGATTATCAAATTCAATGGACTGGACCATTGTACTTAAAATAGGAGACACATATATGAAAAATAATAAATGGAAAAAAGCAGTAGAGATATTTTGTAACGCAACTGGCTTCATTAAGAATGCCGATTGTCAAACAGGTTCTTTATTTTGTAAATTAAAAGATGAAACTGATTTTAACTATACTAAAAAATCGTTAAAAGGTTTCTTTAAATTTTATGACAATTCAAATGTCAAAGTTAAAGGATATAAACTAGACGGAAATAATTATGTCTTTGACTTCATTTAAAATAGATACTATTTTAAAATGGATTGCAACTGCTATCTTAATTATAGGTAGTGGTGTCAACTCTTTAGGTTTCTATCCTCAAGGTCCTTTGTTATTAGGACTAGGCGGTCTTGTATGGTTATCTGTTTCTATTATGTGGAAAGAGTGGTCATTAATAGTTACCAACGCAACACTTCTTTTAGTAAACATCACTGGTTTACTTTATACTCATCTTCATTAGCAGGCAGGTGTAGTTTAACGGTAAAACATCTGTTTGTGGAATAGAAGTTGGTGGTTCAACTCCACCCGCCTGTACCAATTACCAATTATTTGTAGATTTAACTGATATGTGCTGTAACACTTTGTCCTTGTTGGGACCGTGTTTAATTACATAGCCAGTCGTACCATTTCCATTTATCTCAACTTCTTTTCTAGCAGTAAATAATACTTTGTCCTTTTTGGACTTATCTACTTCTTTAGTATAAGAATTAAGTAAATGACTGAACCTGTCTATCATACACCCTCCTAGTAAAAGTTAGGTGCGTTCCTTCGGCAATTGCCTACTTCCGACTCTAATGAGTTGAACGATATAATTATTTATATATTATATTTGTATGAAGACGTATCTATCCAAGGATACCAGAATGCTGTAACTAGGTGAATTGTATCGTGTACATATTTCCAATCACATTCTAGCCATTCAGTTTCGTATGGATATTCTTGGAAGTTACCAGCGTTAGGTAACCAGTTTAATGCGTATGTGTTAGCCATTTTATTAGTATCCTTTGTATGTCTATTAAAACTATGAAGAATACTAAAATTAAATATTCTTTAGTTA